TTACAAAATGGTTTTTTAACACAACGAAAATCGAAGTCAACACCGACTGGCGATTGGTTGCGTTGGATACGAACAGGGAATTGATAGACCTTCAAGAAAAATATCAGCAAGCAAACCAACGTATCGCAGATCTTGAAGAAATCGTAGCAATCTATGAAGAAAAGGAAAACACAAAATGATTGAATATATCTATTTCGGAACAACAATGCTTTTTTTGCTCTGGGCACTAGTAAATGAGCTAGATGATCGAGCAGAATCTAAAAAGAAAAACAGACAACTAATCGCAAGCGAAATCGCTCGTATTAATCTGAGAAACTCAGATAAGCAATTTACATACGATACCCAACCACCTGTCGGACTATCGAAGAAGCAAAAGCAAGGAGAGTAAAATGGTAACAATCAATAAACTAGAAATCGAAAACGTCAAGCGCGTTAAAGCGGTCAAATTAGAGCCGTCATCAACTGGTTTGACAATTGTAGGTGGAAACAACAACCAAGGGAAAACAAGCGTACTAGATGCGATTGCTTGGGCACTGGGTGGCAACAAATACAAACCTAGCCAAGCGCAACGTGAAGGCAGCACAATCCCACCAAGCTTAAAAATCACACTATCGAACGGTTTGATAGTAGAACGCAGCGGAAAGAACAGCACTCTCAAAGTGATTGATCCAAGTGGTAACAAAGCCGGTCAGAACCTACTTGATAGCTTCGTGGAAGAGCTGGCTATCAACTTGCCAAAATTCATGGAGCAGACCAGCAAAGAAAAAGCTAAAACCTTACTACAAATCATCGGAGTCGGTCCACAACTTGCCGAACTTGAAATGCAAGAAAAAGCTAAGTATGACGAACGTCATGCGATTGGTGTGATTGCTGACCAAAAAGAAAAGTTTGCAAAGGAGCAACCTTACTACCAAGATGCACCGAAGGAACTTGTTTCGATTGCTGAACTAATTCAGCAGCAGCAAGAAATTCTTGCTAAGAATGGAGAGAACGCTCGTAAGCGCCAAAACCTCGCGAAGATTGAAAACGACTATCAAGGCGCACTTGCTGACGTGCAACGCTTGGAAGCTATGCTCGAAGAAGCTCAAGAGAAAGAGCAAGGGCTAGCGCAAGACCTTGATATTGCACGCAAAGATACGCAAGATTTGATTGACGAATCCACTCAAGAGATTGAAGACAGTATCGCAAATATTGAACAGATCAATCTCAAAGTACGAGCGAATTTTGATAAAGACAAAGCTGAAGAAGATGCTAAAGGCTATCGTGAGCAATACAAGGAACTTGATAATGTGATTGCTGATATTCGTAAGCAGAAAACAGACTTGCTCACTAACGCAGATTTGCCACTACCTGGGTTGTCTGTTGACGATGGCGAATTGCTCTACCTCGGTCAGCGTTGGGACAATATGTCAGGTAGCCAACAACTTCAAGTAGCAACTGCAATTGTGCGCAAATTGAAACCTGAATGTGGCTTTGTGCTCATTGATAAGCTGGAACAAATGGATCAGCTAACTTTGCAAGAGTTTGGTGCATGGCTTGAACAAGAAGGCTTGCAAGCAATCGCGACCAGAGTATCAACAGGAGACGAATGTAGCATCCTGATTGAAGACGGGTATAGCGTTAAACCGAAGACGAAACAAATCCCCGAAACATGGAAAAATGGATTTTAAAAAAATAAAGGAGAACCAAAAATGATAGAAACAGAAAAATTTATTGCATTGCGTAACAAAGAAGATGGAAGATATCTAGTTGATTATAAGAATAACAAACACACATTTGCATACTCTGCTAGATTTTCAGATTCGGTGAAAGATGCTGGTGTTATCCCTGAAAAAAACTTCAAAGAGGATGAACGTTTTAGCAAACTAGCCGATGCGTTTGGATGTGAACCGATTATCGTCACAGCTACTTATGAACTCAAGGGGCTAGATGGAAGTGAGCCAAAAGAATTGATCAAAAAAGAAAAAAGTCTCAAAGAAATCTTAGCCCTGATTGAAGCTATTGAAGACAAATTGGAGGATGACTAAAAATGCAGATTACTAGAGGAAAACGGGCGCGAGCTCAAAAGGTAGTTATCTACGGGCCGGAAGGAATTGGAAAGTCTAGCTTTGCGAGTCAATTCCCAGACCCCGTCTTTATTGACACGGAAGGTTCAACAGATAATATGGATGTGGCACGACTAGACAAGCCGACAAGCTGGACTATGCTGGTCAATGAGATTGCTTTTATCAAGGCAAATCCAACAGAATGTAAAACACTCATCGTTGATACAGTCGACTGGGCGGAGCAATTGGCAGCAGCTCACGTATGCTCACAACATGGAAAACAAGGGATTGAAGATTTCGGATGGGGCAAGGGCTACACTTACGTCCAGGAAGAAATGGGGCGTTTCTTAAATACCTTATCTGATCTGGTTGATATGGGTATCAATGTAGTATTGACTGCACACGCCCAAATCAAAAAATTTGAACAACCGGACGAGATGGGCTCTTATGATCGCTACGAATTGAAGCTTGGTCAAAAGACTGGTTCGAAAACGGCGCCACTTGTAAAGGAATGGGCGGACATGGTTCTGTTTGCCAATTATAAGACTTTGGTTATGACAACTGACAACGGCAAGAAGAAAGCCCAGGGCGGTGAACGTGTGATGTATACCAATCATCGACCGGCTTGGGACGCGAAGAACCGACACGGCTTACCAGATGAAATGCCATTCAATTACGCAGGGATTGCTCATATCTTTGCTGGTCAACAAGTGCAACCACCACAACCAAAGGTTGAACAACCTCAGCAGACTGTACCACAAGTTCCTGAACCAATTCAAGAAGAATTGCCTCTCGATATGTCGACAGTTGCCGAAGTACCTCAAAATGAAGCTCCTAACGAGCCAGAGAGTTCTCCCGCTTCATATCACGCAAGTTTGCCAAAGAGTTTGACTGACCTTATGTCTCAGAATGACGTGACAGAAGAAGAGCTTCAAAAAGTCGCATACATCCGTGGACACTTCCCACTAGGGACTCCGATTGAAAACTTCCCTCCTGATTATTGGGATATGATTGTATCTCATTGGCAGGCTACTATGGAAGTTATTCAAAACCAAGTTCGAGCAGATCCCGAATTGCCCTTTACCGTGTAAGTTTTGGGAATTAGAAATTATAGCAAAACACAATAAAAATTTTAGAAAATAGAGGAAAAACAACATGACACAACAACAATTTAACAACTTTGAACGCGAATACGACTGGAATGACACTATCCAAAAAGACGCTGAATTCACCTTGCTGCCTGAAGGCCTATACAATTTCACAGTTAAAAGCTATGATCGTGGACGTCACACGCCAAATCCACAGAACCCAGGTAAATTACCAGCATGTAACAAGGCGACCGTTCATATTCAAATCGTCGCAAACGAAGGTGAAACAGAATTGCGCCACAACTTATTCTTGCATAGCTCAACAGAAGGTATGTTATCAGCGTTCTTTGGTGCTATTGGTCAAAAACGTAAAGGTGAGCCATTGCGCATGGATTGGAACGCTATCGTAGGAAAAACTGGTGTATGTAAGGTCGGAGTTCGTGAGTACAATGGAAACAAGTACAACGAAGTTAAAGGTATGATCTACGCTGAAGATGTTGATTACACAAAAGTATTGAACCAACAAGTAGGACAAGCACCACAACCTAGCTACCAACAACCGCAGCAAAACTTTGGACAACCACAAGGACAAGCTGGATACCAAGCCGGGCAATTCTAGGAGGTAAGGGATGCAATTAAGACCTTATCAACAGGAAGCACGAGAAGCTGTTCAGGCTGAATGGGCTAAAGGTCGCAAGCGCACGCTCTTAGTATTACCTACCGGTTGCGGAAAGACAATCGTCTTTTCAAAAATTATTGAAGACCAAGTGAAAGAGGGCAAGTGTGTGCTTGTCCTTGCTCATAGGTCCGAATTACTGGAACAGGCAAGCGATAAACTCAAGACTGCGACAGGTCTCGGCACAGCTTTAGAGAAAGCAGAAAATACCTCTATCGGTTCCTGGTATCGAGTAGTCGTCGGCTCGGTCCAAACTATGCAGAGAGAGAAAAGACTTAGTCAATTTCCTCCGGATTGGTTCGATACGATTGTCGTCGATGAAGCCCATCACACTATTTCAGAGGGTTATCAACGTGTGCTTGGTTATTTTGAACAGTCGAACGTGCTAGGAGTGACTGCTACACCAGACCGTGGAGACATGAAGAACCTTGGCTCTTACTTCGATAGTTTAGCCTATAAATATTCGTTAGTCCAGGCTATCCAAGAAGGGTATCTATCTAAAATCAAGGCTCTAACAATTCCGCTTAGCTTGGATTTGTCAAATGTTAGCATGTCAGCGGGAGATTTCAAGGCGAGCGATGTCGGAACGGCACTAGATCCATACCTGGAGCAGATAGCAGATGAAATGGCCAAGCAATGTGCAGACCGTAAAACAGTTGTATTCTTACCCTTAGTCAAGACATCGCAAAAGTTCCGCGACATCTTAAACGCAAAAGGTTTTCGTGCTGCTGAAGTAAATGGAGAGTCCAAGGATCGTGCAGAGATCCTGGAAGACTTTGAGAAAGACCGCTACAACGTTCTTTGTAACTCTATGCTGCTAACAGAAGGTTGGGACTGTCCGTCAGTAGACTGCGTGGTAGTATTACGACCTACTAAAGTACGTGCCTTGTATAGTCAGATGGTGGGGCGTGGTACTCGTTTGCATCCAGGGAAAGAAGAACTGCTCTTACTCGACTTCCTATGGCACACCGAACGCCACGAGCTATGCCGTCCAGCTCACTTGATTTGTGAGACTCCAGAAGTTGCTCAGAAAATGGTTGAGAATATGGAAGAGCAAACCGGAGTTATGCTTGACCTTGAAGATATGGAAGTGAAGGCAGCAGAAGACGTAGTTGCTCAACGTGAAGAAGCTCTGGCCAAACAATTAGAAGAAATGCGTAAGCGTAAGCGCAAGTTAGTAGATCCGTTACAATTCGAAATGTCTATCCATGCAGAAGACTTGTCGAACTATGTGCCCAATTTTGGATGGGAGATGGCACCTCCTAGCAATAAGCAAATCAAAGCGCTTGAAAAATATGGCATCTTTACTGACGAAGTGGGTAATGCAGGAAAAGCCAATCTCTTACTGGATAGGTTGCACAAACGACAATCAGAAGGCTTGACCACACCAAAACAAATCCGCTTCCTGGAAGGCCGTGGCTTCAAAGATGTCGGTATGTGGCAATTTGACCACGCTAGAAACATGATTGATCGTATCGCTGCTAACGGATGGAGATTACCCGCAGGCGTTCGACCGGCTGAATATGTGCCAAATTAATGAAGGAGAAAACAGTGGCAGAGAATGATTTTAACTTATTGCCGTTGCTGGATTACATCAATCCTGCCACGGTAGACTATCAAACATGGGTCAATATTGGTATGGCTCTTAAACACGAAGGATACACGGCATCTGATTGGGATAATTGGTCGCAAAACGATAGCCGGTACAAAAAATTCGAATGCTTCAAAAAATGGGATACCTTCAACGAAGAAGCAGGAACGATTGTAACAGGCGCTACCATTACCCAGTTAGCAAAAGAAAACGGTTGGGTGTTGCAATCTGGCTATGATAGTGAGAATGCTCATGAATTAGGTTGGACAGATACAATTGACCGTGATTATCGTGTCATTGATAAAGACTGGATTGAAGGAAAAGAAATTCACGAACCGACAGTTTGGAATCCAGTTCAGGAAATTATCAAATACCTTGAAACGCTCTTTGAAGCTAGCGAAAATGTCGGCTATGTGACCGAATGCTACCCAAAGACTGACGATGAAACAGGTGAGATTGTCAAATGGCTGCCAACTAAGGGAGCGTATGACCGTACTGCTGGGCAATTGATTGAAGCACTTAGCAAATGCAATGGCGATATCGGAGCAGTCCTCGGGGACTACCATGAAGAAGCTGGCGCATGGGTACGCTTTAACCCCATGGATGGCAAGGGTGCTAAAAATGAAAATGTGACAGATTTCAGATATGCCCTAGTTGAATCTGACAGCATGCCAATCGATAAACAAAATGCAATTTATAAAGAACTTGAATTGCCAATTGTTGCTTTAGTCCACAGCGGAAACAAGTCGCTGCATGCTATCGTTAAGGTGGATGCTAAGAATTACGAAGAGTATCGCAATCGTGTTGATTATCTTTATAAGATTTGTCAAAAGAACGGAATCATCGTCGATACGCAGAACCGAAATCCAAGTAGGCTATCTCGCATGCCAGGTTTCATCCGCAACGGCCAAAAACAATTCTTAGTGGACACAAATATTGGTAAGGTTGATTGGGATGAATGGTATCAATACATAGAAGACTTGAATGATGATTTACCTGATCCTGAATCTCTTTCAGATAGCTGGGATAATTTACCGGAGTTAGCTCCTGAGTTAATTAAAGGTGTCCTTCGTCAAGGTCACAAGATGCTGATTGCTGGACCGTCAAAAGCTGGTAAGTCATTTGCTTTGATTGAAATGTCAATCGCAATTGCTGAAGGTAAAAAGTGGCTTGGTTGGGATTGCACCCAAGGAAGAGTATTATACGTCAACCTTGAGCTAGACCGTCCGTCAGCCTTGCATCGTTTCCGTGATGTTTATCAAGCAATGGGATTGGCTCCGCAAAATATCAACAACATTGATATCTGGAATCTTCGTGGAAAGACCGTACCGATGGACAAGCTAGCGCCTAAGCTTATTCGCCGAGCTTTGAAAAAGAACTACATCGCAGTCATCATTGACCCGATTTACAAAGTCCTAACTGGTGACGAAAACAGCGCAGACCAGATGGCACACTTTACCAATCAATTCGATAAGGTGGCCACAGAGCTTGGTTGCTCAGTTATCTACTGCCATCACCACTCAAAAGGCTCACAAGGTAGCAAGAAGTCTATGGACCGTGCTAGTGGTTCGGGCGTATTTGCTCGGGATCCTGACGCGCTTATTGACTTAGTTGAATTGGAAGTATCTGAAGAGCTACTAACGCAGCGTTTGAACCAAGCAACGTGTCAACTCTACCAACGAGCATTGCAAGAACGAAATAACGCTTATTACCAACAGAATGTTGGACTAGATGACCTATTAAGCTCAGTGCAGATGAGAACACACTTCGAAAAAGGGATTCCAGATGTCATGGACCGCGCTCCTTATGTAGATAAGCTTGAAGAAGTTCGCAAGCAAATACAGATAGCTACTGCGTGGCGTGTCGAAGGTACACTTCGAGAGTTTGCCAAGTTCAAGCCAGTCAATATGTGGTTCAGCTATCCAGTGCACACACTTGATGAATCTGGAGTTCTTGCGGATATCGAGCTGGAGGATATAAACGTGAAAAATTCTCCTTGGAAGAAAAATTTTGACAAGAAATTAACAAAAGAAGAGCGAACCGAAAAACGTTCTGAAAAAATTGAAACAGCTATCGAGGTCCTTGATGATGGAATAAGTCCTGTTACAATTGATGATTTGATTGATTATTTTTCGACCGAGGAAAAGCCAGTAAGCGAAAAAACAATTCGCCGATGGATCAAAAACAATGGAAAATTCACAATCAAAAACAAGGAAATTTCACCCAAAAATGACGAGGGACAAAAATAGGGACAGGGACAAACTCGAAGGACAAAGTCGAATATGTCTATCGAAAATGTCCCTAGGGACAAGGGACAAATTATCGAAAATGTCCGTGTCCCTATAAAGTCAATTTAAGGGACAAAATGAGGGACAAACTCGATTATTTATCGAAAATGTCCCTAGGGACAAAATGAGGGACAGAATATCTCCCTCCTTGAGGAGAGATATTTAGGAAAATGTCCCTGAGAGTTCAGAAGAACAGGTACAGGAACAGGGGCGATTGAGCTACGCCCCCTGTAACCCTGTAACCCTGTCCTTCACTCTGAACTTAGGCGCGTAAAAAGAAAGGAAAAATAAAAATGGGGCGTAAAAAGAAAAAGTATTCAGCGAATTTGGAAATAGGCAAAAAAATGCCACCGCTTTATCACACGTTGCCGGGGCAAGATTTTTGGTATTCCGATTCTGAAGTTTTGAAATGGGTTGCAAATCAGCCAACTCTTTTAAATTGGGTAAAAGACCAACTAAAAACAGCTGGCTACATCGTCTATAATCCTGAAACTGGTCAGTGGAAAGGTGTAGACTATGATGATTGAATTCTTTTTACCGATGCAAAAAATTCCGACAACGACTCACCAGCAAAAAAAGGTAAACGTACAATTTGGAAAGCCAATCTTTTATGAGCCGGCAGACTTGAAAAATGCCAGGGCGAAATTTGAGAGCTTGCTTGCGCAGCATGTGCCTCCGAATAAAATCAAAGGAGCGATTCGTCTGACGGTTAAGTGGTGCTTCCCTCGTATCAAAAAAAGCTACGATGGGCAGTACAAGACTACAAAGCCAGACACGGACAATTTACAGAAGTTACTCAAAGATTGCATGACTAAACTTGGTTATTGGCAAGATGATGCCCAGGTGGCCAGTGAGATTGTCGAAAAGTTCTGGGCAGACACAGTCGGGATCTATATCAAAGTTGAGGAATTGAAATGAAGATTGATTACATTGATTTCTTTAGCAGACAAATTCCGGAATGGATGGCACACAGCAATCAGAAAAGCCAAGAGGTCGGATTTGGAACCGATGCTTATTGGCAATGGGCGGTGTCGTCAATCGGAGAAATTTGCAAACAATACAATGATGATGAGCTGGTGATGGAACAATTCGGCTTGCTCTTTAACTGGCTAGAAAAACAAGCAGGTTAGATTATGAAATATAGCAAACAAACAGTAATTGAAGGATTAAAACACTCGATTGAGAAAACTAAGGAAGAGATCGAGAAATATTCTACAAAATGCAATGGCAAGTTCGCACAAGGACGGACTGCGCATCGTGAGTTCCTGAAGAAGCAACAAAAAGAAAATGGAAGAGCAGTTAAAGGAGTTGGAAGATGAATAACGAGAAAGTTTATATTGAGGGGTATGTAGTTGGCTCCTTTGCTGACACCTTGGAAAATAGAGGGAAGCAAATCCAACTGATAAATGGAGATATCGTGGATATAGAAGATAACTTTATCTACAAATCAATCGAACCAGAAAAAGTTGTAGTATCTGAAGAAGAAGCAAAATTCCTTAAAACATTTAATTTTAGATGTGAGATTGATGTTACAAAGGCTTTATATTATGTTTCAAGAACAGGTTTTTGTTATTATTTAACGGATGGTTTTGACACAGAACTTAAAGGCTTGAGTGAGGGATTTCGGGATTTAGAAAACAGAAAAAGATTGATAAGAGCTATACTTTTCGGTTACGAGGTCGAGAAAGAGAAGCGGTATCGCATTTCCATGCCAAAAGCTAGAAACTATAAAAATCATGCTCAAATCTTGTGCGAAAAAGATGGAAAAATATTTTGGTGTGGTGAGTGGTATCCGTTTAGAACTAAATTTACCCGCAAAGAACTAGAAGATGCTGGCTTTGGGGAAGTGTTTAACAGTACATTGTTTGAAGTTGAGGAGGTGTAAAGAATGAATAAAGAAAAATTAATCAATCAGTACGAAAAAATGAAAGCTAACAAGAAAAAAACTGACCTCGGTTGATTTGGTTTTAAAAGACTTACGGTCTTTGGATGAACCAGAACCGTTACCATTTAAACTAAAAGATGTTGTTGGTCGAATTAGAGGGTTTGACCCAACGACACAAACTATATGGCTTAATACCATTCTAAAAGAATTAGGTGGCGACTACGGTTTGATGAAATATCGCAGTGGTTACGAACAAGGTAAATTTGAGGGAGCATTGGTTGGAAATCAATTAAAAGATGCTGATAAGATTCAAAAAGAATTAAATAAAGTGCTTCTACCTAGTTTTATAGATGACTGGATTTTTAAATGTCAACTTTTAAATGATTTTAGTTTGCGTTCTGCACTTGATAGTACTACTATTCATCTCTATGCTGTTAATGGCAAAGTAGTGAAGAAATGGCTTGATAACAGAAAGAATCAAGAACTTTTTGCTAAAGCCTGGGTTACCAGCTACGATGCTGAGAAAGAACCAAAATACAAAGTTAAGGTAAAAAATACAGATGATTATCTAAATGAAACAGAAGTTGGATTTCATTTTTTTAACAATAGTGAAAAAAATAAAGAATTTACACGAAATGAACTAGAATATTCCGATTTTGCTTGGGTGCTCGATTGCCCAGGGATCGAGCTCGAGGAGGTAACAGAATGACAGTTGAACAATTCCTTCAATCATTATCATACCTTATGTGGACTTCATATTGGTCAGTAATTTTTTACAAGTTTTTTAAAGAAAATAAAAAAAATAATAAAGATTGAGGAGGTGGAGTGATGAAACCTGAAATAAATCGTGAAGAATTGTTCAAGGAGGAAGTTATTTGATTGATATTGAGAAACGCTTGAAGCGACTACCTTATACGAATATTAAAATCAAGTCCTTACATCGTGAAATTATCGGTCTCAGTTCTGGAACACTCAAAGGGCAATCATTCGACGGTATGCCTAAATCACCTACGAATGATAATCGGACTGAAGATATGAATATCAAAGTCATTGATAGGGTGAATGAGCTCTATAAAAAAATCGAAGAGATCTATAAAGAACAACAAGAACTAACTAAGTGGATTGAGAGTCTTGAAGATCCAATTGAGAATATGGTCATGCGATTGCTATATATCGACGGATTGTCTTGGGATGAAGTCCGGATACAATTAAGGTGTGGTCGAAGTACCATTAAACGAGTAAGAAGAAGCGCTCTCAAAAAATGGCACTAATGGCACTAAATGGCACTAATTAAGTGGTATTATGATATTGTCAGCAAGAGGCTGATAGGCTCCTATATATTTTTTACTGAAGGGCGTAATGCCCTTTATGGCGACGAAAGGTTCTATAATCTCTTTAATTTTAAAATGGTAAGCTCTCCAAACTTTTTGCTCCGCTGGTTCGATTCCAGCCGTCGCCTTATGGCTGCAAAAAATAAATTTAAAAAGACAATATACTATTGGTTCTCCGCAGGGCTTTGCAGTCGCCTTGCATTTTTTAGGGCTTAGCCTAGATAATCTGTGGTAACTCAGGAAAAGGATGTTTTTAAATCTATCAAACTTCCTACCAGCAATGGTCATTCTAAGCAATTCAATCTTAACTATTTCAGTTTTGGAATAGGTAGGCGAAGTTAAAGCAGAAAATTCCAACGACAAGGTGTTGAGGAAATGCAAACGTGGCAGTTTGGCTGTGAGACGAGTCTATAAGAGGAATGAGGTATTTTGTTCGAGGCGCAACAAGAGCTTAATACCATATCTTACAAAAATCGGGTGCCTCCCAAAAGTATGTAAGGTAAGTCGATTGTCCGCAAAACGATCGATAACAAGCAGGCGCTGTGCATTTTGTTCTTCAAAAGAGAATGAAACACATGGCGATGCGTGTCTGTGATAGATGAAAGATGATTTTTATATTGTAATGCTATTTAAAATAAAAAAAATTCAAAAAAGCAAAAGTCATCGCCCGTCGCAAATGAAAGTGTACTTCGGCAATTAGATTGCCTGCTCAAGTCTCGCAAGGATGAGAGTAAAGTCAAAGAGTAAAGCAGCTTAGACTTTTAGCGGGGTCTTCGTTAATTGAAAAATGGCTTAGTAGTTTGCGATGTAAGGAGTGATTGGTCTAACCAATCGTGCATGAGTGATACAAGTAGGAATATTTGTGGACAAGATAATAAACTATAAGTTATCGAAAGTCACTCGCTTAAAGCGGTAGTCTCACGCTGGTTAATGGATATATGGTAGACGGATGATGTCACAGGTTCGAGTCCTGTCGATCCAATTGTATCTCTGTGAGTAGCTATCACAATAGGGGTACAGGGCGGTAATTAGATTTAGGCTGATTAACCTGTAGGACAGAGATAAAGTAGCGCTATATAAGGATCTGGTGGGGGAGGCACCCACTTACCGCATACAGTCACTCATTGAGTGGCTTTTTGATTTTCAAAATAAACAAAGCAGGGAGGAGGGTATGGAAAAAAGCGAACTAGCACGTAAAGATTATGAATCAGGTATGAAGTATAAAGACATCGCTACCAAGCATGATGTCTCAATTAATACTGTCAAATCATGGCAACGCAGACATAATTGGACACGTACAAAAAAGGGTGCACCCAAAAAACCAAGAGGTGCACCTATTGGAAATAAAAATGCAATTGGTCACGGAGCACCTAAAGGTTCGCAAAATGCCCTCAAACACGGTCTGTTTGCGAAGTATCTACCACAAGAAGTGCATGAGATATATGAGCAATTGGGAGATAAACAACCAATTGATATTCTTTGGGAGAATATTCAGTTAACCTATGCAAACTTACTACACTCTCAAAGGATAATGTTTGTATCTGATAAAGAAGATCTCACTGCTTTGATATCGAGCGACGGAGCGGATGTAACTAGTTACGAATACCACACCGCTTGGGATAAGCAAGCGAGTGCTTTAAACGCTATTGCGAGAACTCAAGCTGAATTAAGGAATATGATTAAAGCTTATGATGAGTTAGCTCGTTCAAGTTTAGTTACTGAAGAGCAAAAACTACGAATTGAAAAACTTAAATCACAAATTGGCGTAGATGATGAACAAGATGACAAATTAATTGAATTTGCCAAAGCTTTAAGAGGTGCTTTTGATGATGAATAAGTTCACTCCGAAACAAGAGCAAGTCCTTAGACGAGTTTTGAAAGATGATTTTTTTATTTGTGGTCTGCATGGTGCGAAACGTTCAGGTAAGACTGTTTTGGATAACATTGTCTTTATGAATGAGATTGCACGAGTTCGAGAAACAGCCGATAGGTTGAATATTGATGAACCGATGTATATATTAGCTGGAACATCTTCGACATCGATACAAAACAATATCATCCAAGAGCTTTATAACATGTTCGATATTGAACCTAAATACGATAAACACGGTGCCTTCACTCTTTGTGGTGTCAAGGTCGTCCAAGTCTATACAGGTTCAATTTCTGGTTTAAAACGCGCCCGTGGTTTTACTGCTTTCGGAGCTTACATAAACGAGGCGTCGCTAGCTAACGAACAAGTATTTAAAGAGATTATCTCTCGTTGTTCAGGAGAAGGTGCACGGATCATTTGGGACAGTAACCCTGATATCCCGACACATTGGCTTAGACGGGATTATATTAACTCTGGGGACGATATGATCATAGACTTTCATTTCAAGCTAGATGATAATACATTCATGTCTGATAGATACCGTGAGAATATCAAGAATGCTACGCCAGCGGGTGTTTTCTATGACCGAGATATTCTAGGTTTGTGGGTAACTGGTGAGGGTGTAGTCTATCGTGATTTTAGCGAGAATATGCTCGTGAATGAAGTTCCAGAAGGCATCGCGAAAATCTATGCAGGTGTCGACTGGGGTTATGAACACTACGGTTCTATCGTGGTTATCGGAGAAACTTCAGACGGTTCGGTTTATCTTTTAGAAGAACATGCACACCAACATCAAGAGATTGATTTTTGGGTAGATATTGCTAAAGATATAAAAGCCCGTTATGGAAACATCACATTTTGGGCAGATAGCGCACGACCTGAACACGTTGCTAGATTTCAAAGAGAACAAATCAAAACCTTTAACGCAAATAAAGCGGTCTTATCTGGCATTGAAGAGGTAGCCAAGTTGATGAAAGCAGGGCGCTTTTTTGTTGTTGCAGATAAGGTTAGCAAGTTCAAAGATGAGGTTTATCAGTATATCTGGAACGAAAAGACGGGCGAACCAATCAAAGAAAATGACGACGTACTGGATGCGGTGCGTTATGCGATTTATTCTCACCATGCACAACCAAAGGCAACCGTTAAGAGAAAATCTCTTTATGGTTTATAGAAAGGAATTAAATGTATCAGATTTTAACTTATCCGAGAGAGGGATATGACGAAACAGCTTTGAACAAAGAATTGATCTTCAAGCTGATTCAAAAGCACACGCAAGAACGACAGCGCTTGAAGGAACTCAAACGCTACTACATTGGCGAACATGCTATTTTAAAACATGAGAGACGAAATAAGAACGCTCCAAATTTTAAAACAGTAGCCAATCATGCGAAGGATATTGCAGACACGGCCACAGGTTACTTCATGAGCAACGCTGTTAAGTATAACAACACCGCGGATGGCGATATCGAGCCCTTGCTGGTAGCATTCGACGGTGCTGAGATTGACCAGGTAGATACACAGAATGCATTGAACATGTCTATCTACGGACGTGCTTACGAGTACATCTATGCGAAAGAAGGACTGACTGAACTCGATTCAACTAGCGTAGATCCTGAGAATGTGTTCTTAGTTTACGATGATAGTATTGAACGCAGAGTTCTTTTTGCGGTTTACTACTACGAGATTAAGGATGATTCTAAGGATGCTACTAAGTATCAAGCAGAAGTCTTCACACAGAATCTTCACTATCACATTGTGTTGCGTGACTCAAGTATGGGTACCACACGAAACGAACAAGTAGAGTCTCATAATCTTGGACAGGTTCCAATCATTGAGTATCGCAACAATAACTTTGCAATTGGTGACTACGAGCAACAAATCAGCTTGATTGACGCTTACAATTCGTTGATGGGTAATCGTGTTAATGACAAGGAGCAAGCGATTGAGTCTATCCTTGTTTTGTACGGAGCGCAATTAGGAGACACGCCTGAAGAAACCCACAAAGCTATGTCTATCCTAAATGAAGAAGGGCTTTTGGAGCTTCCAATGGATGCCAAAGCTGACTTCTTAAAAAATATGCTGGACGAGAGCGCTACTGAAATCTTACGCAAAGCCTTGAAAGAGGACATTTACACATTCAGTCACGTACCGAATTTGACAGACGAGAACTTCGCAGGCAATAGTTCGGGAGTCGCTATGGAATATAAGTTGCTCGGTCTTGAAATGATTACTAAGACCAAAGAAGCGAATTATAAGCGAGGTCTTAGACAGCGTATTGCTATCTTCGCTCATTATCTAGGTATGCAACAGATTGCTCTTGAAGCACATTCAATTGTGCCACAGTTCAGTCGTGGATTGCCTAAGAATTTGCTTGAATTGTCACAGGTCATCAATAATCTTGAAGGCAAAGTCTCACTTCGTCAACTTATTTCTCTATTGCCATTCGTTGAAGATCCTGACGCTGAATTGGAAGAACTCGAAGAAGAGAAAGAGAAGAACATGGAACGTGTGCCATTCTTTAACCAGGCTAACACGAAGCCAGACGAAGAGGTGACAGATGAAGAACGAGGAGTATTGGGCGAAGAGGAAGGCTAATCTCATCTATGAACAGATAGATAAGGCCGAGAAGCAAGCAGACAAGTTTGACGATATCTACAAGCAATCAAAAGCCTATCTAGACAAGCAAATCAACAAGGTCTTTGATAAGTTTCAACGTGATTATGGTTTAAGTGAGCGTGATGCTCGTCATGTCTTAAAGAGCATGAAAGACCAAAAAGACCTCAATGAACTTCGTAAGGTTCTTGAAGCTAGACCGGATGACCCAAATATCCAACGATTACTCGCTGATTTAGACAGTCCGGCTTACGCTTATCGCATGAAGCGTTTAGAGCGTTTGAGCGACGATTTAGACCGTATGCGTGAGTCTATCTATCATTCTGAGAAGAAAGGTTCAGATGCCTTTTACAGCGACTTGATGAAAGATAGCTACTACAAAGCTACTTTTGACTTGCAGCAGCAGACAGGACTCGCTTATAGCTTCTCTGACTTACCTGAAACAGAAATAAAGCGCCTAAGGGGGCTAAAATGGACAGGAGAGGCTTACTCAGACAGAATATGGTCAAATACAGGGGCGCTTGCTTCAAGCGTGAAAGACGAGCTCCTAGTAAGTCTCATGACTGGTCGAAGTGTAAGAGCCACGGCTCAAGCAATCGCAGAACGTTTTGAGGTCGGTAAAGGCAAAGCAAGACGTTTGGTTCGCACTGAGTCAGCGTTTTTTCATAACCAGATGGAACTGCTCAGCTATGAAGATGCTGAGATTACAAAGTATAAATTCGTAGCAGTCTTAGACAAGCGCACGTCTCACATTTGTCAGGAGCACGACAACAAGGTCTATGATACTGACAAGGCTGTCCCTGGCGTGAACTATCCGCCTTTACATCCATGGTGTCGGTCTACAACTATTGCACACGATGATGATATTGACTACAGCAAGTTAGAACGCAGGGCTAGAAATCCTAAGACAGGCAAGGTTGAATATGTGCCTGCTGATATGAGTTATAAAGAGTGGTATGATAAATACGTTGCAAAAGATAGAAAAGAGGAGAGCGCCGAGAAACCAAAGGAAAATATAAAAAGATTTGACTTTTATCCATTAACGGAGGATAATATAGGTGACAAAGAAAGAATATTAAACATATCTAAAAGATTGAAGGCAGTTTCGGAAGACTACGAAAAAGAAACTGGTAAAAATATTTTAGAATTATTTGCAAATAAAAAATTGACAGATCGTTCCAATCCGTATGATGATGAGAAGTCTAAATTTATAAA